GCTATACTTCCCTTCAGTACCTATTAACCCTAAGGAGCAACCATGTACTTGACCATCACCATCTTCCGCCAACAGTTTCTCATCACCGTCGGCAAGCGTTACGGATACCTGCATGACATCATGCCGTTCGATCCAGCGACCGACGTAGAAGACCTCCGACCCTAACGGACTTGACAGGTCAGCTAGATTCAGCTACAATCAGTTACCTACTACAGAAAGGCGCACCATGAGTGACGTGATCGAATTGGAATTCGGAGACAGGAATGCCACAACCTGTCTGATCTGTTACCGGTCGTGGAACGACACCGTGTCCACAAGCAGAACACCCGTCCCCGCGGGCCGTTGTGCATTCGAAGACGAGCATGAGGAGAATGCATGAGTACGCGAAGTATCATCGCCATCCCCGACGGCCAGTCATGGAAAGGCCGTTACTGCCATTGGGACGGCTACCCGGCCAACATGGGGATGGAACTTACCGCCATCATTCGACGTGACGGCTACGAGACTGCCATCAAGGTCCTGACCGAAGATAACCGGTCATGGTCATCGATCAAGTCAGACCAGTCTGCCACCGACGCCCCCAACGATATTCCCGGCTACGGCACCGCACACAATGACCTTGATGACGGCGAAGACCCGTGGCTTTTCCCCAATGACGAGGATTGGACCGAATGGGCCTATGTCATGAACCCGTTCGGCATCGCGGTCTACCGTCGCCGGAACGGACTCGAGGACCAGTTCGTCGGCCTGTTTGACTGGGAAGACAATCTTGATTGGACCGAGATTCAGGACATGATCTACGATAGGTTGGAGGTGTGAGGCGGGCGCAAGCCCGCTTCACGCTTCTCTAAGACTCTTGCGGTGCCGATTTCGGCTTCGATCATGAACAACAAAAGCGGGGCTGACCCTATTCGTGGGAATAGAACAGCCCCGCCTTCTGCTTTGCGATGAATGGGGGAATAGTCGATGAGTTGACGTGTTCGCCGACGCTTCCCCCAAGTGCCCCCAGCAGGGATTGAACCTGCGACCAGCGGATTAAAAGTCCGATGCTCTACCAGCTGAGCTATAGGGGCGTGAGTCCCGCTGGGACTTTACTGATCCAAGCGGGGCTTTGTCAAACAATCGGCCAATGTTCCTGTCCGATTGGTTCTCCGACGAGTTTCTGCTCGAACGCTTCCTCTACTCCGCATTGTGAGCAGATTTCGGTTTTGTTGTCGGTGCGGGACAGCGCCCCCGGGTACGCCCCGGGGGTTTCGTTGTTGGGGATTGACCCGGTGCATCGTGGACAGCTCATTGTCACTCCTTCTCTTCGTTGACCATTGCTTCGAGTGCGTCCCAGACTCCGATGAAGGCGTCTACTTCTTCTCGTAGTTCGCTTCGGTCGTCGTCGTTGATGCACCAGAGGTCAATGATTCTCTTCCGGATGGGTGCGGGGACTTTGCCCTGCATGAGGAATCGAACGTCTGCGAGCATTTCGGTGATGAGGAACATTCGTTCCTGAAAGGCGAGGGTTCCGTCCTGTCCGATGCCTTCGTCAATGAGGCATTCTGGAAGGGCTTTGCCCGCGTGGTCGTCGTAGTTCTCTGGGTAGTAGGTCATGTTGTGATCCTAGTTCTGTTGAAGGGGTGTGTCAAGTCTTTACTCGAAGACCGCTGTTCTTGCGTTTGCGAGCATGAGGAGCAGGTCGCGCACGTCTCCGAGGCTTTCTGCAGCGTAGGGAAACTTGGACTCGTCCGTGGCCGCGATGGTGTCCTCGACGATGTCTGCCGCGGCGAGGATTGCTTCGTGAAGTTTAGGGGTGATGGTGACGGTGTTCATGGGGGGGGATCTTATCAGCTGATGGCGATACGTGTCAAGTCTTTACTGGGATACCTAAAAGACTTGACGGATGTTGCACTGGTCTGGTAGTATCCCCTCATTGGAAGCGGCCCAATGATTCGCAACAACGACTTGACGGGTGTCGCATCCATCTAGTAGTATCACCTACAGCAGTCACACCTACTAAGGAGAACCAATGAATCCCGAGAAGATAACCGAGGCCACCAACCTCCTCCTCGCAGCCCGAGACGCTGCTGATGCAGCCGAGAAGGCCAAGCGTGAGGCTGAGGCCAACTTCATTGCCACCCTCGAGAATGCCGGTCTGACATTCGTGGAGACGGCTGACGGCAAGCGTGTCGCCGTGGAGAATCGCCCCCGTCGCAAGTACGACTTGTCGGTCTTCGCGGAGCATCTGTCGGCTGATCTATTGGCCATCATCCTCAAGGAGGAGATTGACGGCAAGGCGTTGGACGCCGCGGTCAAGGCCTACCAGATTGATCCCGAGATTGCCGACAAGGGGACCACGGTGACCTACAGCACACAGGTCCGAGTGTACGGCGATGCCGTGCGCGAGGCTCGGTCCTAAGAACCCTTACACCGGCTCGGATGGCTTGACAAGGTCATCCGAGCTGGTGTAGGCTCCACCTACTACCTACTACTGGAAGGAAGCAAATGATCGATCCCAAGTTGGACGACATGGAATATCTGCTCGAGCACTTTGAGTGCGAACGATGCGGTACCGATTTCCCGATTGACACCGTGGTCGAGATCAAGCGTCTCAACTACTTCCCCCTCTACATCTGCCGGACGTGCGCCGGACTGGATGGGCAGTAACAGAAACACTTGACAAGTCCGTCAAGGCCTAGTAGTATTCACATCAGCAACCAACTACCCCTAGCAAGGAGCCACCAATGACCACCACCAATCTGCCAGCTTGCTGGCAAGAACTCAATGATGTCCTCAATGCGGGCATTGATCGCGTCATCCTCTTCGGTCCCCCCGGAACCGGCAAGACCTTTGCCGGTCTTACCCTCGGTAACGTCTCCGCAGGCGCACACCGACTCATCTGCACTGAAGACATGACTCAGGCCGACGTCACCGGCTGTTTCATGCCCAACGCACAGGGCACATGGAATTGGCAAGTTGGCGCAGCGATCAAGGCGTGGGTCGGAGATGGAGTCACCGGAGGCCGACTCGTCATCGATGAGATTGACCGTGCATCCGGAGACACCGAGTCCGCCCTTCTCGCAGTGACCGACACCGTGGATTCCGCCGTGTGGGAGCATCCCGAGACTGGACGCAAGGTCCGCCCCCTTCCGGGCTACAGCGTCATCATGACCACGAACATTGAGGACATGAGGGACCTTCCGACCGCACTCAAGGATCGGTTCCCCGTCGCCATTCGGATCAACACTCCGCATCCCGACGCCCTACTCGGACTTCCCGAGGATCTTCGGGCCGCGGCTGCATCTAGCGCCGATGCCGACCCGTCTCGTCGGTTCTCCATCCGAGCATTCCAGACCTTCGCAACACTCCGCACCACCCTCGGAGCCGAGCGAGCAGCGAAGGTGATCTTCGGCGCCGTCGCCAACGACATCGTTGACGCCATCCGGATCAACGAGGTGGCAGCATGACCGCCACTAAGTCCGGTGTGGCCATGCCGGAGTGGCTGGCTCGTCAAGATCGAGAGAACGGATCGTGGACCGTCTCCAACGGACCCGCGCAGCGCGGAGAGGCATGGACGAATCAGCGTGAGCGTCTCATGCGTGTCCCCTTCGGAGGGGATGAGACCAATCGTGTCATTCGTGCCCATGAGATGGCTCACGCCCGAGTCTCCCCGGAATTCGCAATCTTGGGAACCGAGATGGGAATCTCGGAAGGGTCCGTCCGTTCCGCAGAGGAATTCCGTGTGAACCAGCTGGTTCGCACGGCAGGGTTCGATATCAATCTCCTCGTTGATGGCTCTGAGAAACTCGCGGGTCAGCGACTCGCGGAGATGGAAGACCATGCGGGTCTCGTTCACTTCATCGCAGCGACGGCAGGAACCGAAGGAGCGAAGGCGTTTCTTCGTGGCGTGCGGTCCGTTGACCCCGCGTTGGCGAAAGCCCTTCGCGAACTGGAGAAGAGCATTATCAAGATGTGGACCGCGTCTTCTCGAAGGTCCGGAGACAGGATCACAGCGAAGAGGTGGGGAGACACTCGTCTCGTCAGCAACGAAGAGAAGGCCGATATGGGGTACACCGTCGGTTACCTCCAGTACACCATCCCTCTCGCCAAGATGCTTGATGAGGCCATTGATGCCCTCATGTCGGACCCGGATGTGACCGGCGAGGACGGAGCCGATGACGACATTGACAGCAAGGAACCGTTTGAGCGGATCAAGGAAGCGGTCAAGGGGAATCGCGGTCGTTGGGGCAAACTTGTGATTGACCCCGAGATTCGACCGACAAAGCCCGTTCGTGGCACGTTGGGTAAGAAGCGCAGCGCGACCAACATGGGCCGCAACCCGCGCCGAATCAACCGAATGCTCACCGACCCGCAGCGTCGCGTGTTTGACAAGGTCACTCGCGGCATCGGTGGGATCGTCATCATCGATCAGTCCGGCTCCATGTCCTTGAGCATTGAGGACGTTGAGTCAATCATGGTTGCCTCACCGGGCTGCACGATCATCGGCTACTCGCATCGTGCCGGAAGCGTTGACCTTCCGAACATTTGGGTTCTTGCCGAAGACGGCAAGCGGTCCCCCGTCGTCCGGAAAGGACAGGGTGGGAACGGTGTTGACATTCCGGCTCTGAAGTTTGCGACGTCTAAGGCGACTCGCGGTGAGTCCATCGTTTGGGTTTGCGACGGTTGCGTCACTTCCGGCGATGACGACTTGATCTACGAGAATCTGGATGAGGAAGCAGCGCGGTTCGTGAAGCGCAACAAGATCCACATGGTCAAGAATGTCAGCGAGGCTCTTGACTCCCTTCGCCGTCTCTCCAATGGGGAAACCCTTGAGACTCGATACGTCGGGAATGTCAAAGTCAGAGCGCGAGGGCTTGGGTACCTCTGAGTGCCCGAGGCGGGGAGGGGGGGCGAGTGGCTCCCCTCCCTCCCCAGCTTGACAGGTGTCTTACCAGTCTGATAGTATTACCAGCACCTACTAACGAAAGGCAACCGATGAGCGATCCTCTCCAGTTTCACTACGTCGTCTACGCAGAAGTCACCGACGAAGGCACCAAGTGGAACATCTCCCTTGACACCGACCTTCTTTACAACGGAAGCGTGTTCGACCCCTCACAGCCGTGGGGACTCGGATGGCGATGCGTTATCACCGATGACGTTGATGACTCCGGCATTGACGACCAGTTGGTGGCCGAACTCACAGAACGACTCAACGCCCGCATCGTGGGCTGAAAGGATAACCAATGCCATACCAGACCATGATCGTTGAAGCCGAGCCGTACCTTGAGCACAACGGAGTCATCATCTACCACGTCTACAAGAACGATGACATCGATGACACCATTCGCACGTACTGTTTCGTGACGGACCCGTATCACGGCGAGAACGAAGACTTTGACATACGAGACGCAGGCATCGCCCCGGACTTCATCCTTGACCAGATCAAGAAGAACGACATTGAGGCTTGGATCAAGTTGGCCCTCAAAGCAGCCATCGATCAGGGTCTCATCACTCAAGATGGCGCATCTTGGCTGGCTTACTGACATAAACTCTTACGATGCCGATTTCGGCACCAACATTCGCCCAGTAGGTGGGTAGGTAGCAACAAGGGCCTCTCGGAAGAGAGGCCCTTGTTGCGTTATCTGCGACCGAAAGCTGCCCGGTCAAACACTCGGATGAGGTTGACCGCTAAGGCGATGATGACAAACGGGTTCCACGGAAGTCTTTGATCCACGAAGCCGAAGTCCTCGAGCGACTCAAAGATCAGCCATGCAAGCGTCCCTTGTGTGAGGCTCAAGAGGATGATGGATGCCATCCCGGCCATGACGGCCCCCACGATCACCGGTTTCGCTGCTTCGTCTTCGTCCGGCAGCGAATAGCTGGGGGGATTCGGGAAACTCCGTGGCCTAAACGCTCCAGCTTGAGACGGTTCGTTCTTCTCAAAGAAGTCGTTGAAGTTCACGATACCTTCAGAAGTTGCACGATCTGGTGAACACGCTGACGACTAAGACCGAACTCGTCACCAATGCGCTGAAGGGACACGCCCTGAGCGCGTAGTGCCATGATTTCGGCGTTGCGCTTGGTGTCTGCGGTCGGACCGGGACGAAGAGGTCCCCATGTCCAGCCCGGGATGCTCGAGAGGGTTTCGGTTCGTTCGGGTGAGAGAAGCCCCGCACGCTGACGCTGACGGACGTATCCAACCCATGATCCGAGGTTGATGGTAGTCCCGTCGCCTAAAGTCTCTTCGTGACCTGCCGGGACTCGGGAGTGTCCGACTCGCTCGACGTAAGCGTTTAGTGCTTCAATGTACTGGTTCCACTTTTCGGTGTTATTCATGTTCGGGACTCTACATCTAGTTGATGTCGGAAATCAAGTCCCGCTTGAATGTTTCTTGTTGGTGCGGGGCTTCCGAGTGGTTCCAGCTCGAGGTTTGGAGCTGGTTTCCAGTTACTCAAACAATTCGGGTAATGACTTGACGGGGTCGCAGGGGTGTGGTAGGTTTACGGATCTCACCTACTAGCGATAAGGACTACACCATGTCAAGCAACCGACACCCTTCCACCGACGAATGTAACGGTGAAGGCGCGACCGAATGGTCTGGCCTCCCCACTATCTGCGTCGAGTGCAGCGTTCACCTCTGTGCGTGCGAATGTACCTACGGCCATGACTGCGAGTGAATCACTCACAATCTAAGTAATGACTTGACACCGACTGTTCGGTGCATTAGTATCACCTCTACCTACTAACGAAAGGGGCCACAATGCCCAACTGGTGTGATAACAACCTCACGGTCACCGGCGACTCGGTCGAACTCAAACGATTCGTCGCAGCCGTCACCAACGAAGACGAGTCCATCAAGATCATGGACAACCTGCTCCCCTTCCCTGCTGAACTGGAAGGCAAAGACATCATCGGCAGGGACGGCGAAGTCGTCGGGCGTGCCTTCACCGACGAGGGGTACAACTGGTGCATCCGAAACTGGGGAACCAAGTGGGGCGACTGTGAGACCGAGATCTTGGTCAACGAGAACGACAACCTCTTTCTGACGTACCAAACCGCATGGTCTCCGGCTCTTGAGGGTCTCCAGCGGATCTCCACGATGTTCCCCACACTCGTCTTCCGAACCGATTGGACCGAAGAGGGCAACCAGTCCATCGGAGCCGCATCGTTCGAGAACGGCAGCACTTGCGTCTACGAAGTCGGCTACAACGATCTTCCTTCATGGGAGGACTTCGAGACCGAGGATGGCGTTGACTATCAGGCTTATGTCGATGCCATTGACATCGTCCGACAGGGCGCCATTGAGCGGGTCTGACAGATGTTCGCACCGAGGGGAACCCTTCCTCCCCTCGGTGCGTTCACCCCTCAGCTTGTAGCAAACCGCTACACACCTACTACAGACAGGATCACCATGACCAAGCTGTTTCTCCTCATTGAGGACAACGCAGACGCCTACATCGTCAGCAGCGACGATGACTCCACTCTTCGCACCATCCAAGGCCTCGTTGACGGTTATGTGGAGTGCCTCTCCGCCAACCGGCGAGTCATCGGCTTCGAATCCGACGCGTGGGTCAATGAAGACGGGCTTTCCCGCAATGACTTCGGGATCAACCTTGTCGCCTCATACCTCACCGGACGACAGATCGTCGGACCGGCTGTCATCGCCCGATTCTCCCATGACACCGGGGAGACCCTTGGACTCGGCAAGGCTCACATCCAGCGCCTCGTCAATGACGGTCTGATGGTTGAGGGCCTCGATGAGGCCTACAGCCTCGCAGACATCATCTCAATCCGTTCTGAGCGCACACAGGAGGTCTGTGCATGATCTACTCAAAGCACCCCGAATTCCACCCCAACGGAACAATCCTAAGGGTCAGCCATCCGGAGGACTTGACCATCTTCGTCGACATCAAGCGCGAAGGGTCAGCATTGGTCTTCTACGATCCGAGTGGAGGGTTTGATGAGGTCGTTGTCCTCCGAACTCCGGAGGACTTCAAGAAAGCCTTTCCCCACGGAGAGATCCCCGATGCAGACTGCATCGAATGGGAGCACAACGCGTGGTTCGACCTGTACTGCGGAGAAGACGGAACCCACATGGATGTTGTCTCTCACTCCCTTGACGAAGCACTCATCAGCGCCTACCTCATGGTTGATACGGTGTATCGGAACACTTGCCGATGAACGACTACGAGACTTACGAAGACGACGATCCAAACGTCATCGGGATGGCAACGCATGAGGGGAGAACCATTCTCTTCATCAGCGCCCCCGGAGAGACACTCAATTGGGAACGCCTCGTCTTGTTCCCAACATTCGACAAGAACCGAGTGCTCGTCGCCACCCCAGTCGAACCGCTAGCTAGTGCCAGCAGCATTAGCCCGGATTCGGCAACCGACTACTTGAACAATTTCCTATCCGAAGCAATCCTCCTCGCAGAACAACACTTTGCGAACACTTGAAAGGACAGACATGGGAGAACCGGACTTCTGGAACGACGCAGCCCTAGAAGCATGCGGTGCCATTTTCGAAGCGCCACGCATTGAAACCACAACCGTTGAAAACATCACGGTGGACTTGGACCTGTTCATCGGCCTCTACTTTGAGAACAACATTGGTCACGACTTCACCAAGGCCGTCATCAACCAGTGGAAAGTCATTGGTGCCGACGCCCTGTCCATTGACCATCAGCGGGCGGCTCGAGATGGCTTCACTCCACTCTCGGTCGAGTTCGTGGTCAACACTCTCGTCAAGAAGCAGCAGGACTACGGTCATGAGAACATCAGGCGATTCGGACGTAGCGGACTGATCATGCGATGTCATGACAAGGTCGCCCGTCTCAACAATCTCTACGGTGCCGATTTCAAGCCGAATCACGAATCCATCAACGACACCCTGCTTGACATCGTCGGATACGCAACGATCGGGATCATGTGGGAGTGCGAAAAGTTCATGCTTCCACTGGCACCCCCGAAAAAAAATTGAAAAGTTACTTGCGGTAACTCTGGAAACGCGATAGAACTCACGCCACACGCGACGAGTTGAACAGCGAATCGTGTGCAACTTTCGAAAGTGAAACCTTGTTCAAACAGATTCATCTCCCTAAAGGTAAGGGTCTAGTTTGACGCGGCGTGACGGGTGTCAAGTGTTCGGGATTGGTTTCCCCCCGGACCCCCCTTCCTCGGGGGTTAGACCCCCGAACCCCCCGCTTTAGTACAACCTTCGGTTGAACTAAAACCTCTGTGAGAAAAACTTCTGACTGTTCTGACTTAGTTCTAAACGTAGGACTAAACGAACAACGAAGTTCTTCTTGAGAGGCTTATTCGTAAAGTCGCGCAGGCGCGCGCGAGGGAAGGAGCTATGAACTACCAATGATTGAGATCAAAGAACCAGATGACAAAGACGGTCTATACATGGGGCTACGACTGTTCGACGTACCAGAAGTCGTCACACCGAAGGCAACGATTCATGCGGTTCCGATTTCGGAGGTGGAAGAGGTGTTCAACCATTGGGTTGCAACATTCCGATCCACTGGGAGAGGTCCGGTTCCGATCCTGTCCGACAAACGTAAGACCAAGATTGCTCGAGCGATCAAGGACTATGACGTTCAAACATGTTTGGATGCAATCTCGGGATGCGCCTTGTCGGACTGGCATATGGGTGATAACCCTCGAGGTAAGAAGTACGACGACATTGAACTCATCCTGAGGGACAGTCTGCACATTGAGAAGTTCGCAACCATTTGGGCTGAAGATGGCAATGCTGGGCGGAGTGATTTCTTAGATGACAACTAAAGAAGAAACGGTTCGGCTGGTTGAGCTGCTTTGGGCAACTTGGCCAAACAATGATGCGAGTTCCGCAGCGAAGAAAGTTCACTACGAAGCATGGCATCGGATCATCTGCGATCTCCCCTACAAATTCTGCATCAAGGCTTTGGATGAGTTCGTGATTGAGGACAAACCGTGGGCACCAAGACCGGGTGCGATGCGGAAAAGGGCGATTGATCTGATGGATCCGAACGGTACGGCGCCAATTCCGATCGAGGCATGGGGGCAGTTCCAGCGCAACTTGGCTTCAGCAACCTCCGGTTCCGATTTCGTTCCACTTCACCCGCTGGTCAGTAGGGCTGTGGAGAAACTTGGGGCCACAACACAGCGAGGCTTGCACACGAACGGTGACAGGGATTTGTTCATCAAGGTGTACGAAGAGGTCCTGCGGGTTTCTGAACAGGAAAGGTATGGGATCAAGGAATGAGCAGCGCCAACCCAACAGTTCAGAACTTCTTGAACAAACTTGACAACGTTCGAGTTGAGGGTGACGGTTGGTCTGCACGGTGCCCATGTCGCAGTGACGATCACAACCCTTCAGTTCATGTTGGTGAAGGGAAAGACGGTCGGGTGCTTGTCACCTGTCATCGCGGCGACGGATGCAATGTGAACGAAATTTGTGCTGCGGTGGGGATTTCAGTCAACGACTTGTTCCCACCGAAGAAGGAAGAGAAGAAGCAGCAACTGAAATGGGTGGCTTCTTACGATTTCGTTGATGAAAACGGAAAGTTGCTTTTTCAAAAGGTTCGTTATGTTGATGAAACCGGGCGCAAAACATTTCGACAGCGCAAACCCGACGGCAAAGACGGATGGACATACTCCCTCGGTGAAACCCCAAAGGTTCTTTATCGACTGCCGGAGGTTCTAGTTACAGCCAAAACTGGCGGAATCGTTTGGGTGGTGGAAGGCGAGAAGGACGCAGAGACAGTAAGGGCCGCAGGGGAGACTGCTACTACGATGCCGGGTGGGGCCGGTAAGTGGTTGGAGATTCATACTGAAGCACTGAAAGGTGCCGAAGTTTATGTTGTGAGAGACAACGACACTCCGGGTGTGAAACATGCGATTGAAGTTGATCGCTGCTTGAAAGCTGCCGGTGTCAATTCCACACTGTGCGCACCACCTGACGAGTTCAAGGACATCTCGGACTTCTTTGCTGCCGGTGGCGATTTCGAGTCGCTGAAGATCTGGTCACCAGAAGATACTGCTGTCATCAATGACCCCGAACCGGTTCCGGTGACGATTTCAGAACCCGAAGGCGAGTTCAGTGACCTGATCGAGCAGATCCGATCTTTGGAAGATTCAGACCTGTCCCAATCAGCGAAGATCGGAAGAATCCATTCACTGCTGGACAGACTGTCCGGTTCCGATTTGACATTGGATTCGGGTCGTTTGGTCGAGTGGGATGCGTTCATCAACTCGGAAGCCGCTGACGAAGAATACGACTGGGTCATACCGGGTTTGTTGGAACGACAAGACCGAGTGATTGTTGTTGCAGCTGAAGGTGTCGGCAAAACCATGTTGGCACGTCAGGTTGCGATCGCTTCAGCAGCTGGCATCAACCCGTTCTCCTACGAGACAATGGGTCCGATCCGAACCTTGACGATCGATCTGGAGAACCCTGAACGGATCATTCGTCGCATGTCCGCTTCCATTTTCGGTGCGTCTGTTCGGCTGTCCCGCTTCGGTGGTCCGAAGGATCGGGCGCATCTGTTGATCAAACCGTCCGGTGTGGATTTGCTGAAAGCCCCGGACAGGGTGCTGATCGAGGAGACGATTGAGCGAACGAAGCCTGATCTGATCTGCCTCGGACCTTTGTATAAATCTTTCTTGGATCCGGGTACGAAGACTTCTGAAGCTGTGGCTGTTGAAGTCGCCCGGTACATCGATTATCTGAGGACAACGTACAACTGTGCGTTCTGGATGGAACATCATGCTCCGCTTGGCGGTTCGGGTGGCCGCGAGTTACGTCCGTTCGGTTCTGCAGTCTGGTCCCGCTGGCCGGAATTCGGATTGACTTTAGAACCTGACTTGACAGCTGATGTTCCGTTTGTTTACAAGGTCGGCAATTTCCGAGGGGATCGGGACGTCCGTCACCGTCCGGTTAAGATCAAACGAGGAAAGGTTTTTCCGTTTGAAGTCATCGAGTTCCTCTCAGTGGACTAGAATACAGAAATGGCCGCACAACAAGGACTGACAAGAGAGTTCCTCGCAGAGCGGGACTTGCGCATCTTCAAGATGCGACAAGCAGGAGTAGCTTCCAACGAAATCGCCCGGCGATTCGGAATCTCCACAGGCGCCGTGAACTCAGCGATCCGCCGCCAACTCGAGAAACTCAACCGGGAAGCCCTCATGGCCTACCCGGAAGTCCTCCGGCTCGAACTGGAAAGACTCGACACGCTCCAACAAGCCATATGGCCGCTCACACAGCACCGTAAGGTCACGCTGGACGACGGAACGGAAATCACCCTAGAACCCGATCTCAAAGCCGTACAGCAAGTTCTAGCGGTCATGGACAGACGATCACGACTGCTCGGCATGGAGCAAACAAACGTCAACGTGATGGTCGAAACAACCGAACCCGTCCAAAGAGCCATACTCGCAGGATCCGCACAAAACGCAGTCGACGTCGAAGCGTTCTCCCCGGAGTCAGAAGCACGACAACTCCTCGAGGTCATGGCGGCAGCCGGAGTGCTCCCGGAAGAAACAATCCGAGACCTACTCGGAACAAATCTAAAAGAACTAGAATCAGCGGAAATCGTTGACGCCGAAATCGTGGAAGACAAATGAACCAAGACAACATCGAAGCAGCAATGCAACACGAAGCAAACCACCTACAACCAACCATCCCGCCCAACACCGGAACAGAACCCGGAAACCCCGCAACAGCCCAAGTCCTCATCCGCTGCACCCAACACGACCGCGACCGCTGGAAACAAGCAGCCGAACACAACGGACAAACCCTCAGCGACTACATCCGCCAAACCCTCAACACCCAAACCGCAGACATCCTCGACTGCGACCACCCCATCAACCAACGCCGCTACTACCCATGGGCAGAATTCTGCCTACGATGCGGACAACGACTCCGCGGCTAACCCAAAGGACAAACCATGAACGCACGACCCGGACGCCCACCAATCCGCCCCACCAAAAACACCACCACACTCACCCTACGCATCCCATCAGACATCAAAAACCATCTCATTGACACAGCAGAAGCATTAGACATGACAATCACCGACTACCTATTGGCACTCGTCCGCCGAGACCAAGGTGCCTAGAGAACCACAACGAGCAACCGGAGAACTCGCCTACCTCCAAATCCGCCTGCCCGGCTGGCTCAAAAACGAAATCATCGACCACTGCCAAACCCTGCAAGTATCCCTCAACGCATGGCTCGTCCAAGCCGTACAAACCCAAAAACGGGCAGAACTACAACTCCCCGAACCACCACCAGCAAAAGCCCCCATCCCCACCACCGCAGACATGATCCGAAGCTGGGCCACAGGAGAACGGATCCTCACCCCATGCGGTCAAACCGAATGTGCTGTTACGGACAACCAATGGTCCCATGACAGCATGGGCTTCTGCAACGAGTGCGGCATCCGAGTCATCTGAGCCTGTGGACAAACCTGTGGATGGTTAGGTTTTCTCACCGTCCGGGAAGAATCAGAGACGGTCAGCCCACATTTGGGCAAGTGTTGGTCGTGTTGGTTTGATGCCTCGCCGTCGTTGTTCTGCGGCTAGTTGTCGGGGGGTGTGTCCTGCCCATACTCCGTGGAGGTCTGCTGCGGGGAATTGGAGGGCGTATTCGAGGCATTGGGTTTGAACTGGGCAGGTTTTGCAGAGTGCGCGTGCTGCGGGTATGTAGGTGATGTCTTTGTAGTTTTTGGGGAACATGAGGTTTGTTTGGCCTTGGCAGTTGGCTTGTGTTCTCCATGTTTGTGTTGTTTGTATAGCATCTGTCAAGGGTTGTTCATGTTGTTGGGGCGCGTTGTCTGTCATCGGGTTTTCCGATTGGTTTTGGTTGTTTTGGCGGGTTTTTGGGGTAGTGCTGCTTTGATGTGTTCTCGGATGTGTCGTGCGTTTTCGGCTGGTATGAGTGACCATGGGCCGATGAGCATTTCTGCTAGGTGTTCGGGGAGTTCGATGGTGACGGTTTTCATTTTGCGGCTCGGAGGGTGTTGATTTTGTGGATCATGTTTTTGGGGATGAGCATTGCGTGTGCTGCGTCGTTTTCGTTGACGAGGGCGACGATGACTGTTCGGTGTTCGGTGTTTTCGATCATGTAGCCGACTGCTCGGGATGGGGCGAGTTGTTCTTTGAGGATTTCGTCTATCGTTGACCATTCGATGGTCGCTGCGCCTACTGCGTCCACCCAGATGATTTCCACTAACGGATAGTTGTCCCATATGGTTGTGGTGACATCTATTCCGAAGATTGGGTCTTTCTGTCCCTTAGGGGTCTTACTGTGTTTTGTTGTAGTAGTAGGAATGGACTCTGCTTTTGCTAGCGTCGTGGGGGAAGTACCGACCGTTTTTGCTGTGTGTGTTGCTTTGGTGGTTTTGGTGC